TTAATTATAGTGATCGTGAAGACCTTAGAACGCTCGCTGATTTACCAGAGCTTAATAGTTTGTTTGATGATTTTGAGGAGTACTACGATGAGTAACACCATAAAACTTCCAAGTCAAGATGAGCTTTATAGAATATTCGATGTTGATTTCGATACAGGAACGCTTTACTGGAAGGAAAGAGAAGACAAGAGCAGTGAGTTCAACAAAAAGTATGCCGGGAAAGTGGCAGGATGTTTAGATAAGGATTCAGGATACGTACGTGTAGGTGTAGACGGAACAAAATTTAGAGCGCACCGTATTATTTACGCCATGTACCATGTAGATTGCAGCACAGAGAAACAGATAGACCACATCAACGGCGTTCGTGATGATAACAGAATAGAAAATCTTAGGCTTGTTGACCACGCACAAAACACTAGGAACGTAGTTCTTTCTAAGAAAAATAAAGTAGGTGTTTCAGGTATATGGTATAACAAAGCTAGAAATAAATACGAGGTTACTGTTGGAGGTAAAGCTACTGACACCGGACAACGAAAAAGATTCTCTGATTTTTTTGAAGCTTGCTGTTATAGAAAGTCACTTGAAAACATGTTAGGCTACCACCCAAATCATGGGAGGATGCAATGAGTAACATGAGTCGCTGGATAATTAAACAGGAAGAAGACAATGACATACGCTGTGGTGGATATAGAAACGACCCTAGACTGGAAGAGGATACACCTAGCAGGAGTGTATCTGCCCGACTCTGGGAAGAGTATTGCGTGTTACAACGTTACACAACTACAGGAAGCCTTGACTGGTGTATCAACGGTTATCGGTCACAACCTGATTGGCTTCGATCTGCCTAGACTGGAAGAGATCTGGGGCTTTACGTGGGCGGGCGACATCAAGGATACGCTAGTGCTTGGTCGTTTACTTGATCCGTCCATTGATGGTGGTCACTCTCTGAAGCAGTGGGCTATGCGTACAGGTGAAGAACTCAAGCAAGAGTTTTCAGCCGAAGCGTTTGACGGCCCTCTAACAGATGAGATGGTGGAGTACTGCCTGACAGACTGTCGCGCAACGTGGTATGTCTATCAACACATATTGCAGCGCCTCAAGAAGCTAGACTTCAGTGAGCATTGTCAGCAGCTAGAGCATGACGTAGCTGTCATCATCGCAGGGCAGGTCAGCAACGGCTTTGCGTTTGACTTTGATATGGCGTGTACGCTACATGCTGAACACAAGGAGAGAATGGATGAAATCGAACGAGAGCTTCAAGAGGTATTCCCGCCCATTGTGGAAGAGCGTTGGTCAGATAAGACCGGCAAGCAACTCAAAGATAAGGTCACCATATTCAACCCTGGCTCACGTATACAAGTGGCAGAACGACTTGAAGCTAAGGGTGTGGTATGGAAGGAGTTCACAGAGACAGGTAAGGCGAAGGTGGACGAAACAACGCTTGCGGAACTCAGACATATCCCTGAAGCTGCGTTGGTACTTGAATACCTTACGCTCTCTAAACGTATCGGAATGCTCAAGTCATGGATAGATTCCGTTGATGGCAAACGCATACACGGTTACGTCAATACGTGCGGCGCTGTTACTGGGCGCATGACACACAGCAAACCAAACATGGCACAGATACCGGCTGAGTCTAAGTATCGTGAATGTTTCACAGTCGAGGAGGGTAACGTGTTAGTAGGCGCTGACGCTTCAGGTCTGGAGCTACGCTGTCTTGCACACTACATGAAAGATGAAGAATACATCAAAGAATTACTTGAAGGAGATGTACACACAGCAACACAACAGGCTGCTGGACTTACAACAAGAGCTGATGCTAAACGTTTTACCTATGCTTTATTGTATGGAGCAGGAAACGCAAAGCTTGGATCTATCCTCGGAGGAAATGCTAAGAATGGCAAGCGAGCTAGAGATAGCTACCTACGAAACATGCCAGCTTTTGGGAGGCTGGTCAGAAAGATTGAGTCTCTTGCTTCAGCAGGCCGCATACCCGGAGTTGATGGTAGACAAGTATGGATCAGACATCAACATGCTGCACTGAACACACTGTTACAATCGTGCGGTGCTATCATTATGAAACAGGCGTTAGTCATAGCCAGTGACAGATTATGTAACGTGCCGCACAAGTTTGTTGCGAACGTACACGATGAGTTCCAGGTTGAGACTACGCCAGAACATGCAGACCTAGTAGGGAGGGAGTTAGTAAACGCAATAATCGAAGCAGGTGAAGTACTTAATCTTCGCTGTCCGCTGGACGGTGAATATAAAATTGGTAAAACTTGGGCGGAAACGCATTGAGTATTATCAAAATCCGTGGTATAATATTATGGTAGTAAACAAATGGAGAAAGTTATGACTGATAAACCACAACCAATCACACTTAAAGGAACTCTTTACTGGGTTGAGCGCAACAAGCTGAACAAGTTTAGCAACAAGTATCAGATTGTACTGGGCAACCTGAGTGATAAGGCTGTTGAAGCGTTAGATAACATGGGCATTGCTGCTGCTAACAAAGGCGATGAGAAGGATGCGTTCATCACCATGAAGAGCAACAACCCAATGCGTGTTACAGACGCTGACGGTAACGAGTTTGATTCAGACGTTATGATCGCCAACGGCAGTGAAGCTGTCTGTGTTGTCGGTTACTACGACTGGTCGGTCGGTACTGGACGCAGCCCTAGCATGATTAAGTGCAAGGTAACAAAGCTAATCGAATACGTTGACGACACCGTTGATGAGGCTGATGCTCTGTGATCTTAATTGATGGGGACATCGTAGCATATCGCTGCGCTTACAAGTCTAGGGATGATCGTGCAGAATACGCAGCATACAGTGCAGGCTCATACCTGTCCGATCTTATCAGCGACCTGTATATCCTCATCGAAGACGAGCCTGAGTACCGTGTGTTCCTCACGGGAAAGGGCAACTTTCGACACGAGTACGCAGTCACTGCTGGCTACAAGGAAAACAGAAAGGACAAGGAGAAACCCGAACACCTTGCTGTTATCCGTCAGTATCTGATTGATGAATGGGAAGCTGTTGTCAGTGACGAGGAAGAGGCAGACGACTTGATTGCCATTGCCGCCACCCAACAGCCAAGCATCATTGTCAGCATCGACAAGGACTTCGATCAAGTTCCTGGCAAACACTTCAACCCTAACACGGGCAAGCTATACGATGTTAGCGAAGAAGATGCTGTCAAGTTTTTGTACGAACAAATCCTTACGGGCGACCGCGCAGATAACATCATAGGAATCAAGGGCGTTGGCCCAGTCAAGGCTAAGAAAGCATTAGCAGACTGTGTTACAGAGCGTCAGATGTACGATGTGTGTGTTGAAATGTACGGCGATGAAGAGCGTGTCATTGAAAACGGTAGGCTGCTGTACCTACGCCGCAAAGAGGGAGAGATCTGGAATGCGCCGAACGCTGAGTAACGTACCAAAGGGCTACGACTCGTGGCTTGAGTGGGATCTGGCACAAGTGCTGGTCAATTGCGACTATCACCCCTGTGCCATTTCTTACGTTCAATATAAAAATTATTACCCTGACTTCACTTACAAGCAGGATGGTATAACGTATTACATAGAAGCCAAGGGGAGGTTCCGTGACAAACCAGAGGCGAGGAAGTATGTCGATGTCAAGAAGGCTCTCAAGCCAGAGGAGGAATTGGTTTTCGTGTTCCAAAACCCAGACAACAGAATGCCAGACGCAAAGCGCAGGAAAGACGGCAGCTTCTACTGCATGTCAGACTGGGCAGATCGACACGCCTTCAACTGGTACACACCCAAAACCATGCCAGAGGAGTGGGTCAAATGACACGCCATCTAGTAATACCTGACACACAATGCAAACCAGGAGAGTCTTATGAGCATCTTCAATGGGCCGCTAGGTACGCTGTTGCTACTAAGCCTGATGTCATTATACACTTGGGCGATCATTGGGATATGCCTAGCCTTTCTTCGTATGATGTAGGTAAGAAGTCGTTTGAAGGACGGCGTTACGCTGCTGACATCGAGGCAGGTAACAAGGCAATGACTGCGTTTATGAAAGTTATACGGGACGAACAGAAGCGTCTACGTAAACACAAGAAGCGCATCTGGAAACCACGATTCGTGTTCACGTTAGGCAACCATGAAAACCGCATTGAACGTGCAGTAGAGAACGATGCAAAGCTTGAAGGACTTATGAGCTATGAAGATCTTAACCTCAAAGATTGGGAAGTTTATCCGTTTCTTCAGCCGGTTATTATTGATGGTGTTGCTTATTGCCATTACTTTACTAGCGGGGTCATGGGTAGGCCAGTCAGCAATGCAAAGCTTCTCCTCCAAAAGAAACATATGTCAGCCGTCATGGGACACGTGCAAGACAGAGACATTGCATTCGACCGAGACGCATCAGGAAAGAGAATGACTGCGCTGTTTGCAGGAATCTATTACCAACACGATGAGGAGTACTTAAACCCACAGACGAATGGATCATGGTCTGGGCTATGGATGTTTAACGAAGTCCAGGACGGGGCGTTTGACGAGATGCCTATAAGCATGACGTATCTTCGGAGGCGGTATGGCTAGGACATTCGACGAAATGCTAGAGCTTATTGGTAACCACATCGACGAGATTACGTTACTGGAAGTACTAGAAATAAACTCAGAGGATATTGTTATAGCTTTTGCTGAGCGAATAAAGGATAACATGGAGAAGTTTAACGGCTTGGAGGAAGAGATAGATGACTACTAAGTGTGATCGTAACGTACCCTTTGGTAACTCAATAGATGACGCTACGCCAGAGGAGTGGGACAAGAACCGCAAAGGTTACTGGACTAAACATGGAGGACTAGAGCGCGTCAAAGGATCCGACCCTGT